AACGCCGACATAAACATAGTTACACGCTTTTGGGCACCTCCAATACACCAACCATTGAATTCAAAGTCTTTCATCTTTTGGTACCAAGCCTCATATTCTTCAACATTGTTACCTTGAATAACATTTAAGAATTTACATTTACCGGTCTGGTTATCTGCAAAATATGTAAAGTTATCATAACTAATATCCATACATTCGTAAAACTTTCCATCATACTTTGCACGTGGTGGAATATCTAAATTTACTCCTAAATCACAATTGGCTTCTAACCAATCAAATATAGTTTTCTTAAATGACGGATCCCATTTAATAGCACCGGTGGCTAACTGGAATCCTCCGGAGTCGCCTAATACTAATACATCATCTTCTAATCCATATCTATCTCTAGCATCCATCCATTTGTAATGGTGGCCAGCCGTAATTAGAAAGTATGGATGTCTCCATGGATCTGGAAACTCTTTATCATAAAATCTACATGTGAGGCCTGGTTTAACTTCTTTATTCTTTTTGAAGTCTCCTGCACAGCCTCCTGCAGATAATGACGGGTAATAAATTAAATCTTTCATTAAAATAATTCCAATTGATTTGTTTCTTGTTCTATTTTATCTACGAATTCTTGATATAACAATTCTTCACAATATTCTTTTTCATGCCATACATTGATTTCTTTATCAAAATCATTAGCAATAATATATCCTTCCATTCGTCTACCTAAGTTAGATGTTTTACCAATATCATAATGGGTTTTAGGATCATTAATAGCATCCCATATGGTATCTATCGCAGATTGCACATCAAATGGTTTATACAACCTGTCTTGATCAATAAATTCTGGGAAACTTCTAAAATCTGGGAATACTATATCGGCCCCAAATGCCGTAGACTCGATTACTGTCCATGACACATAATCTTGTAACGATGAATTAAACTGCACTTTACATGTAGCCAATTCTATATAATATTCTTCTTTTGTTAAACCAGATAATAATTTAAACCTAGGCTGGTCTTTTGCCATTTCATTCAACGCGTCCATAACACCGGGTAACATACTTCTAAATGATTTACCGGATGTAGTAACGTGCCATTCATAATCTGGATTTTCATTTAAAAATTGTTCGGCTACTCTCATCATAAAGAAAGGATTCTTTTCTTTATCCAATCTAGATGAATATACAATTACATTTTTCTTTTCTACCTTACCATCACAAGCGTGATAATAATCAGCCAATACTTGTATAGTAGATTGTAGATGAATTGGTAATGATACGACATGTATTGGGGCTTCAAACCCTGCTTCGCGAAGTTGTTCTTTATGAATTGTACTTCCTACAAATATACCAGTCAATCGTTTATCTAGCCCTAACTCGTAAGGACGCATCCAATCACGCATTGGATAAGTAAAATCATATTCATCAATTGATTGTGCATGGCACATTGTATACACTTTTATATCTTTATACCCATACAGGTCTAATGCATACCATATGGCTTCGACTCCTGGTGTCCAATAGTCTTGTAAGAATATTATATCACCATCCTGGACTTTGTCGTTATACAGTAAATTTAAGAAGTTTTGGCATTGCGATAAACTGTACTTACCTCTACCAATGGCATCTAATACCGCGCCAACTTTAATTTCACAGTCTGGATCGAAATCTCCTTCTATATCTACAAAATTAAGATCCGGATATTCTGCAAATGTTGATGGCATCCATTCTTTACATAATTGATATGTATACCTAGCCTTTAATGGTTCAAGGCCAAAATAAAATAAATTTCTTTTCATATTATTCGTTTGTTCTATCAAATTTATAATCATCTGGATTAATTTCCATCATGTTACATTTTGTAATTTGATGTACTCTATACCATCCAGCGTCGATTGATAATGTATCTGTCTTTTTTAATTTAGCAACAAATTCATCTTGTATTCTATATATAACATGCACTCTATTAAAAATAGACATCGGAATTTTATCCATTGTCTTTGAATTAGCCTCAATTGTTATATATTGATTTGTAGTTAATATAGTATGAAGATCATCCCAATTCCCATGAGTACAACACATTTCAATATATTCAATTGTAAAATACACATGCGGATATTCTTTATAGTTTTTAGGTAATTGGCCTCTGACAAACACTGTTTCAATATCAGATAACCTACCTTCTACTTCTTTTCCGTACCAATAACTTTTTCCGTACATAAACTTTTATTTTTATTTTTAATATAAGAAACTTTTTTCAAACAAACAAATCAAAATGCAAAAAACTTTCCTAAATTATTATTCTCTGGAATTAATCCCCAGTTCATTGCACTATAAAAATCATTTAACTTATTTGCAAATGCTGATTTAAATACCTTATCATAATCTATATGGTTCTGTACAAAATTAGCTAATGGCTCTGGGTCATCATAACCTTTCAATGCCATGGTATCTAATCCCATAGAATTATTTTTTAAATAAGTCCATTTAATTTTTTCGCCGTTAATGATACCACGGATAGTTTTAATCTTATGATGTTGTAACATATCATTATAATTTAATGCTGATTTAACATGTACAGGTGTTCCTTTCATTCGCACAGCAAATGGTTTATCTCCTTTACGGATATATTTTTTAATATTCTTAACACCTATAGGAAACATTACATCAATCAATTCTAATGTTTTCATATGTTCTTTAAAATTTAAAATCTTTTGATCTAAAGCCGGCTTATCAATATCATTTAATATATCCTCTAACACTTCAGCCATAAATTTACGGAAAGATGGTGGGAAAGATGATCGCACTACATCTAAGCCTTTTACATCTAATTTTGAAACAGTATGACCTTCAATATTAATTATCCATTGGGCGTAACGCTTTTTGGCAATCCATAGACCGGCTTTAGCAACATTTTCTTGCTTAATATCAAATCTATGAATATCTACATTATGAAACTTCTTCCCATATATATCATATGACCTGTTCATGAAATCCTGCACTTCATCTGCAATTCCAATTGTCTTATCGGCCATCCATTTCTCATCTGTGATATCAAAATCTGGATATCGCTTTTCTATTAATGGTAATGATGAAAAGAATACAGAATCTGTATCAATGTATATGTTGTAATCTTTCTTTTTGCCTAACTCTTTAGTATAAAACTGATTACCGATATCTGCAGTGAATTTAATTAACTGCTGGCCAGTACTAGTAATTGCAATTGCATTATCCGGATCGAAGAATCGGAAACTAGGATTTCCTAAAACTCCATAAAATGAATTAAGAAGAATTTTAGTTACTAACTGCATCCTATCGAAATACTCAGCTTTAGCGGCATCACCTTCCTTTTCATAACGCTTTCTTAAATTTTTATATTCAACACGTTCATTAAACCATTTATCTAATATAGAAGGTAAAAATCCTTTAATCTGAGTATCGTATATAACACCATTTGCTGCTATAGAATATTTATTTGATTCTAGATAGTTTCGTAAATCTTGGGGGGTTTCCCACCCATTCCATTCATCTGAATAATGAGAACCGGTATTTTTAACATATCCCTTGGGATCAAACTTTTCTAATTTAGTCACCTTTGTTTCCGGTGATATATTAAGCGTCATGATGATACTAGGATATAATGATGTTAAATCGAGGTCATATACCCATTTATACCGGCCGGCATTAGGAGGCTTAACATATGCCCCTAACAAATTCAATTCTTCATTAGATCTAGGTGGTCGGCTCGGGGATACGATATTTAATCGTTTCATATATGTTAATGCAGCACCATCTAAATATCTAGTAGGGAATAAAAAATCCTCATATGGGACATGGCCTTTGTGACATATACCACGAGCTAAATCAATTAACTTCATTTTTTGGTCAATTTCCCAAACCAGATCCACATCATTCATGTTATAATCAATATAACCTTGAATGTTATCACGCATCAGATCATCCAAAGTACCTTCATACTTCATTTTACCTTTACCTAATTCTTTTTGAGATATAGCTTCTAATGAATAACTAGACTCTTGAGAATATGTAAAGTTTTTATATAATGCCATATAATCCAAACACGATACTCCAGATATACGATATCTATTTCTATGTTTTAACCAAATAACATCTTTAATAGGTGATAACGTTCTAGCCAATTCTTCACCTAAAATTTGCACCATTCTATTATAAAGATATGGGATATCAAAGAAATCAATATTCCAGCCGGTTATAATAGTAGGCTGTATTTCATAATATCTGTATAAGAATTTCTGTAATAAAGTATGTTCGTCTTGACATGATACTACTTCGTACCCAGGCTTGGATACATTTTCAACCACTCGATCTTTATCTAAAATCCAGACATGGCGCTGATCACCGGCTTCATCATATATTGCAATAGAAGTTACTTCATTTTGAGCTTCTTCCGGAGTCGGGAATCCATTTGCAATATCCACCTCAATATCAATAAACAATGTTCTATGGCCGGTTGATGATTCATCTGAATCTGTATATGTATCAATTAAAGTACGCATTTCTGGGTTAATATCTGCCTCATATAACCCTCGTTCTTCTCGATCGGGATTATCTATTCGCTGCACAGTCTGTCCGTCCAATGCAACCATATTCCCATATGTAGCTTTACGATATGCATATGGTTTATAATTAATCGTAAAATGGCCTTTTTGATCGTCCCAGATATGTACTTTATTAGTACGTTTATGATATGCTACTGCTTGGTAAATAACTATTCCTCTTTAATATTAATACACTTCTTTCCACATAGATTCCAGAGTGCAGGTTCATTATACTAACTCCTCTACAATTCCTATTAATTCACTAAATACCAATACCGCGGTTGCCCATACTATATCTACCGGCAATAAAATATATCCGCCAATTCGAAATACAGATTTAATAAAACTAACTTGCTGATGTAATTTTGCATCTGGATGTTTCATATTTTTAATTTATTTTGTAAATATTTCTATAATTTCTTTTCAATGAATTATCATCTAATCCATAACCTACTACCCATTCCTTATCAATTTCAAAACAAAAATGATCTACTGGTGGACTATCTTCTTTACGCTTAAGCAATGTAACTACTTTGACTTCATCAGGAGTCATATCATTAACACGTGTTATTATTTCCATCATCGTTGCACCAGTATCTACTATATCATCAATGATATAAACACGTTTGCCTTTACAATGTATTTCTAAATCTTTGGTAATAGTAACTCCTCCGGAGTTGTCCTGACCTTCATATGATTTAGCTCGTACGAAATCCATTTGGACATCAATACCCATATCTTTCATTAAATCTGCAAAAAATGCATATCCGCCATTTAATACACATATCATTACCGGCGGGTATGAATTTCCAGAAGCTTTATGTTCTTCTGATATTGCATGTGCTAAGGCTCTAACCCGGCGCTCTATTTTATATTCTGGTATTAAGATTTCCATTAATATCCTTTAGCAAATTCGTAATATTCATTTCTAGTAGCAGCATCTTCTTTAAATGCACCAGTCAATTTACTCGTCTTCATGCTCGCGCCACCATGTTTAACTCCACGACACTGTACACAATTATGGGTAGCTTCTATCATAACTGCCACACCATTATTATCAGCAATAATTTGAGTTATTGCATTATGTATTGCGACTGTTAATTGTTCTTGGATCGCACCCCTTCGAGCAAAATGTTCTACTAACCGGTTTAATTTAGATAAGCCAATCACTTTACTATCCTTACCTGGGATATATGCAACATGGACTTTACCCATGATGGTTTGATGATGATGTGAACACATCGATGTTAAAGGAATGCCTCCTTCGAATACCATGCCGTCATAACCATCGGATGGGAATGCCGTTATGGATGGTGGTGCTTCATACCTACCTGCCCATAGATCATTTACATACGCTTTAGCTACCCTCTTAGGAGTTTGATCTGAATTTGGATCATTCCGCCAATCTACCTGCAATGCATCTAAAAATTCTCCAAACGCTTCTGCAGCTGTCTGTATCATAATTTGTTTTTCACTCTCTGTTAAAGGCTGACCTTTGGCAACGCCATTAGCGAATCCAGCCTTTACTAGTTCTAAATTTACTGAGTTTTTCATACCTTACCTGTTGATACCATTTCTATTTCTGATTCTCTTACTAGAATATATTTTTCATCTTCTAATTCTATCTCATTATCTCCCCTAGTTAAACGAGCATGAATTAGTACTACATCACCCGCTTTCGTAGACATTGGAATACGGTCACCGGTTTGAGTGAATAACCCATTCCCGACTGATATTACATCGGCGTATGAGTAATTGTTCTGATTGCTGGTCAATATAATACCACCTTTAGTAGTTTCTTGACCTTCTTGAGTTTTTAAGAGAATTTTATCTCCCATTGGTTTCATTTTCATATAATTTCCTTTTAAACTGCTCTTTCTGTATCAAATGCTATAATGTGATCACGGCCGGTCATGTTATAACCATACTCGGCACATAAATTAAATACCATAGGATACATTTTAATTAATTGGTCTCTCGTATCGCCGGCGGGCATAATATATGTCTTATCCTTAGGAATACCCATTTCTACACGGAAATCTTCAATCTCCTTCAATCCAGGACTTGTCCCATCCCAAACCGGCTTGTAGTGATAGTCAAGATGAGACTCAAGCATCTGCTTCATAGCTTCTTTATTCATTCGATACTTGTTGTGCAAGTCGACGAATTTTTGGTTAACAGTCTTTCCGCCAGGCGTAATGGCACCAATAACAGGAACGCTATTACTAAATTTAGGGCTAAGACTAATGAGATCAATAGGATAATCGGTTTCAATAAAATGAGATCCTTCAGTTTCGATAGTGATAATGATATTTCTTTCATGAGCAAAATGCGTTAATTCATTTACTAATGCCGGTTGCATTGTCGGAGATCCACCAGTTAACATCATCTCCTTTATATGTGGATTGTCATCATATATTTTAATGATATCATTAAAGGTGAATGCGCCCTTCTCTGGATGAATGGAGCTATACCAGCTATCACACCATCCTCCTTCACCAAAATAGCAACGGTGCGTACATCCCGTTACTCTAATAGCAATAGTTGGCCTTCCAAATCGACTCCCCTCTGACTGTACACATCGGTATAATTCGTTGATTGGAAGCATCTTATCATAGTTTTCTATTCTTCTATTTCCTGTCGTCATATTCTAAAATACCTTTTTGTTTTGCATATTCATCGATCTCATTAAATCTAGCGCCGTAAAAATTATCCTTTTCTTGTTGTGTTATCGAATTCACATTACATGTAGTACAACAATTAGGCGTTTCCCAAATTTTAATTTCATGTATTTTCAAACCAACATTTTGATATTGCTCATCGAATAAAATCTGCATTGCTAAGAATACCTCCTTTGCAATATTTTCCACTGATGGATTGCAATATTCATTGAGGCCATTTAAACTCATTAACCATAATTTACTTTTAGTTAATTTTGTAGCTTTAATAACATCAATATCTTTTGGATTGAGTATCATGCCATGATCTAATATATCATCTATCCATTGACAACCTACTCTTTTAATTTCCTTAAAATCGATTGCATATCCAATTTCTTCCATGGATTCAAATGAAAATGTTACGTCATATAGGTAAGTATGGCCATGCATATTAAAACACTTCATACTCTCATTCATAACCCTATGGCCTGAATCGAAATTACCTTTTCTACTTATATACTGCATATTATTCTTGATAAGTTAACTTTTAATTGGAATACGTCCAACCTAACCAATACTTTTTACCATGGAGCAAATGTGATGCCGTTGAGCCGATCTGGCCGGTGAAATCGCTCATATAATTTATCAACGATTCATGACTTTTAAACAAAGTAAAGTTATTTGCATAAGGATAATAATTTTGAAAATCGATACCAGTATGGTCTACCGATCGCTCGTTAATTGTTTCAAATGTCATTGTTCGTAAATATTCTTGATCATAATGAGGTAATTTACGAAAATCAAACGTCATCTCAACGTCTTTAAATTTAAAATTTTCCATGTAACTAATTGTTTTTTAAATATTCTTCTTTTGGAACTCGAGTATCAGTTTCATGATTGGTTACCATTCCATCAATAACTGATATTTCATTTAATAATAAATCACTTTGATAAGTACATTCCTCATCTGTGATTAAACCTTTTGCATAACCGTTAATCAATTCTAGTACTTGTTCGTCTTTTGACATATCTCTTACTTTTAAATTATATATAAATATAAGGAATATATTTGACTCTACCAAATCTTTTTACTGCTTTATCCAAATAAATTCTCTATAATAAAGTTTTTCAATCCAGCACATTATCTAATCTCACACGCGCCACCTGCACAGGCAAGTTCGCCCTTTAAATCTGTATCGTCCTCTTCTTCAATTATATTTGATAAATCTATAGATGTCAATGATCCCATCATTTGTTCATAAGTGGCTTCATCAATATCTTCAAAAGGTGCTTGAGTATATGTTCCTCCATTATATGGTAATACTGATAAGCCATTATAATGTTCTTTATTATCCCACATCCATTCGCCGGCGGCATCCCATTCATGTTCACGTAATGAAATTGTCGCTGATACATTATGAGTATTATTTCCAGATCTATGACCTGGCTTTATCCATTCGTTTGCAACTTTTTTAACGCGTTCTAATAATTGGAATGGTGACTCTGTCCTCATAATGGCGCCAAATGGTGCTTTCTGTGGTACTGAAATGACTGCGGTATCATGTGGTCTAAAATATTCATCTTCAACCAACTCTGGATGATGTTCCTTTAAATATTTGTATATAGATTCATTTTTTCCGACTCTAATTCTTCTAATGTAATAATCGTTATGCCATGCATGGATTCCGGAACTAGTTCCTAATGTCAATGATGTAGTGCCGGCTGGTTTTACGGTAGTCGTTCTTGCCGATTTATTTATACCAATTATAGTAGCAACTCTTACATTTTCCTCTTTTACGATTCGAGCTGCTTGTTTCATATCATATCCTAATACCGTACCCGAACCGATCCCCGTCATTGATACTCCAATTAATGCATCTTTTTCTGTAGTTCTCTGCCATACTGGTCGAAGGTAATGAAAGTCGGTATATCCAGCTTGCAATGTCCCAACAAATGCCGCAGTTCTTACTCTCTCATTTAAATCTTCTTGGGATTCTATATTAGATACATTAACTTCACATAAATTACAGAATTGATATGGCCTTAATGCGATTTCACAGCATGGATTAGTACCCCAATCTTTATCATTTGATAAGTAAATTCCAGGCTCACCTGCACCAGATAATTCAACACGTTTCCATAAATCCATGAAAAACTCTTTTGTAATTTTATGGCGCATTAGTACTGCAGAATTGTTAGCTCGGCCTCTTTGTGGATTCATTTCCCACCAATCACCGGCTTTACATGCAATCATTTCGTCATCATCTGCATTAAATAGCGAAATAAGTGCAGCACGCCTAATACCACCAGCTAATACTGCATCCGCGATGTGACAAACTATATCATGAACTTCTAATGTTGATAATTTATCACCATTTTCTTTATTTTTTAATAACCCTTCTACCTTTACCAAACATTCTTTTAATGGCTGAGGTCCCGGTGCTTTACCACCAGATGTTACTAAACGAGCACCTTTTTGTCTAATATCGGAATAATCGAATTTTAATTGAGAGCCGCCATTAAAGTAATTTTTTACTAACGCCTTTACTGCATCTGCCCAACCTTCAATTGAATCTGCTATTAGAAATCTACGTGTTCTTTTATAATTAGGTTTTTGTATTTCTGGCAATTCTTCCACATGGTGTTTTTGAACCGAAAATCCTACTCCGGTGCCACCTAGGAGTAAGAACATACATTCTGAAAAAGATCTCCAATCATCTATCGGGATATATGCACAATTATAAATCCTATTCGGTGAAATATCAATTGGCTTACCAGCGAACTGCATAGAACGCATCGATGGTAATACCTTTTTATCATAAACAAATTTATATGCTTTATCAATTTCATCCGTTAAATTAGGATATTTTTTTAAATGCATTGATTTATTTCTTGTAACTAATTCTTCCCAAGTCTCGCGGCGATTTAATTCTGGGATGTATTTAGCATACTTCATATAAACCGTAATGTCTGATAAAATTTGGTTTGATACTTCCATGGTTTTCCTTATAAATTATTTGTTTTAGTGTAAAATGTAGCCAATATTTGGCTACTTAATTTAAGTATTTCTCTTATAAATATGCCGGCGAGAGCATTAACGTCCTAGGTTTTGATTACTTTTTTTAAACTTTTATTCAAAACCTGAGTTTTGAGTTTCTTGGTATTTTCTGGCTAACATCTGCCTAGCTAGTTCATTACCATTATCCATTTGCTTTTGAGTATCTTTACCTTGTATTGACGTATCTGTATATATATCAAATTGCCCATTTGATGTATTCATTTTACTTGGTAATGTTATACCATCTGGGCCAAATCTATTTTTAATAACATGCCATCTACCTGTACCTGCCAACTTATCTTGCACCTTTCTAGATAATGATAATATGAAATCAGCTACCATTACTTTACCATATGATTCAGATACTTTACTAGCATCAATTACATCTTCTTCTAACGCCGATCTATTTGCTTGAGATGCCGTCCATACTGGAATTTCATATTCGCCGGCCATACCTCTCAGGTCTTCATATATACCTTCTAATTCATGTCGTTTTTCTTGGCCATGTCCTCTTAACAAATCTGCATAATCGACAATAACCATATCTGGTTTCTTATCTTGCATTATACATTTTTCAATATGAGAACGTATACCCATTACAGATACAGATTTTGTAGGATAATGTTTAATGATCAATTCTCCGTCTAATTTAGATAATTGTTCTTTAACCTCTTCCATGTAATGTTTCAAGTTCTGCTGAGCAATTCCGGTTATGACAGAATCATATCGTAAACCTACATATGCCTCATTTAACTCTAATGTATAATGTAGTACCGTCTTTCCTTTCTTAACTAAATTAGCACCAAGATTCATCAATGCCCAAGACTTACCAATACCAGCCGGTGCTACCATAACTCCTAGTTCACCTTTACCTATACCACCATCTGTTAATTCATTAATTACTTCCCATGGAGTTTCTTGTACATGCCGTACTGATTCACTATAACGCTCTTCAATATTAGTCATATATTCATGGCCAATATCTTTATCTCCGCCAGATTTTAATGCATCATCTACCGCGGCTTTTATTTCTTCATACTTACCATGTTTAAGTAATTCTACTGATGATAAAATTGCCTTTTTAATTTCTTGGTTTTTACAAAAATCTAAAGCCTGTTCTTTAATGAATTCTAAATCTGGTGCATCTGTATATCGCCATGCATCTTTAAGATGTTGAATTACCGAAGTTTTAAGTACTTCGTGATCTAAATCCTCCATCTTCACCTTCATTACTTCCAATGTGGGCGAAGATTTATATTCTTTATGGTATTCAAGGATTATGTCAACTATCCAGTTATTTGCCTCTGATTCGAAATATTTCGGAACCAATATATCTGATATCTGCTGTAAAAAGCTTTTATCAGTTAATAACGCAGTTATAACTTTAATTTGAAATGCATAACCGTATGAACTTAATCTGTCTGTCATACTTAATTATAATAAATTATTTTCAAAAATCAAAGAGAAGTGTAAGCATTTAATGCACTGAATGAAGTATGTAACCAAGAATCTAAATCTTTTATTACCGTATACATTTTATCTGCCATAAACATTTTTTTGAACTCATATGTATTTGTGCGATCAACTTTACCTTTAACTTTATCCAGAGTTAACATTTTTGCGCCACCATGTATATTAACTTCTTTCAATTGCATGAGGTCATAATTTAGTTGTAGAGTTTCTTTATTCTGCAATACAGTTTCATGAACTTTATATTTCTTATCAACGTTATCCGCATATTCAACTATTTCATCAACCGTTATCTCTCTATCTTCGCATATTATAGGAAAATGTTTAATCAAACTTTTTGTTCCTACGCCTTTAATACCAGGGATATTATCTGATTTATCACCGATAAACGTTCTGTACAACAAGTAATTTTCAGGACTAAATCCAAATTCTTCTTTCATTAGACTTGGAGTATATAACTTCTTTTTAATAGGGCTCCATACTGAAATACGATCATTTACCAACTGTAAAAAGTCTCTATCTGTCGATACAATTGTAGCTCGGTTTTCTTTTTCTGTATATAACTCATTAGCAATATATGCCATAATATCATCTGCCTCTACATTATCAATTGACAATGTAGTAATCGGTAAACAATTAAGATATTGTGCTAGCCGCCCAAATTGCCGGCGCATACTATCCTGCTCATCTTCCAATGAAGCAAACTCTTGGTATCTATTAAATGCTGTCTTATTTGCCCGGTTGGCTTTATAATTCGGATAAATTGCCTTACGCCGTTTCGAGCCGCCTTTACCATCAAATACAATTACACATCTAGTAGGTTTTAACTGACGGATATTGGCAGCAACAGACCGCAAAAAGCCTGTTACTCCTCCAATATGTTGTCCATCATCATTTAGAGCTGGGACGGCTGAAAACACTCTAATGAATGTATTCAATCCGTCAATGATTAAAAGATGGCTGTCTTTACTTGACTCCGTCCCTTGCTCTCGATCCTTTTCCATTTCTCGTAGTATGTTAAGATACTTAGAATCCATTAGCTTTCTTCGTTAACAAATTCTTCTGATATCGTAACATCGTCTATTCCAATGTCCTCGCCTGGTTTATACTTAAGTATATAAGCTTCGCAGATTTGAGTATATATTTCATCTTTAAGGCCATCTAACTCAGCTAATTTCTTCTCAAAATCTTTTGATAAGAATTTAACCTCAGAGCCATCTGTTCTAGTAAATGTATACCATGCACCTGCAGTAGCCACTAACTTAAACTGCTTCATGATGTTTAGCCATCCACCGTAATTATCAATACCTGATTCAAAATAGATATCATAATCAACAGTTTTCAATGGCGGTCCCATCCTGTTTTTAACCACTTGACATCTAGTCTTAATTCCGATGGCCTGATCGACCCCGTCTTTCTTAACTTTGATCTGACCAACTGATTTTAATCGTAACCGTACCGAAGCATGGAATGGAATAGCTTTACCACCAGAGGTAGTATAAGGATCGCCAAATGCTACTCCCAATCTAGTCCTTAATTGATTCGTAAATATTAAACAAATCTTTTCACGGCCTATCATGTTAGTAAGTTTACGCATACCTTTTGATAATATAATAGCTTTACTAGTTGCATAACCATCTTTATCAAATTCCTTTGCCATTTCAATTTTTGTAGAGGCTCCCATTACAGAATCTACTACAATTGTAACTAAACGATCTTTATTTGATTCGCGTATTTTTACGACTATACTTTCAATCGCTTCAAATATATCTTCGATAGTTTCTAATGGAACATATAACATCTTTTCAAGATCAAGTCCAATTGCTTCTAAAAACTCTCGACTGATTGCATTTTCAGTATCAATATAAACGGCTAAGCCGCCATCTTTTTGACAATTCGCTAATGCATGTGCCGCTAATAACGACTTACCAGATGCCTCTAAACCTGTAATTTCAGATATTCTTCCAACTGGAAAGCCGCCTTCTTTACGATTTGAAATTGCAAGATCAAGCATCGATGATCCACTACCTACCCAACCACGTACTTCACTAGGAGCCTTTGTATCACCATCTAAGAAAAATGCAGTTTGATATCCTGTATTCTTAAACTTCTTATTAAGACTATCAGCTAATTCTACCGCCAGAGTATCTGCTAGCTCACTTTTTGTTTTTGATTTTGCCATTTATAACCTTTTAATCGTTAAACAACTCATCGAATGCCGCGGATACATCATCCACTTTATTCACACCTGCAGGAGCTGGTGCTGGAGCTGTTTGGTTTGTAACTGTTTCTGTAGCTGTTGTTTCACTTTCGCCTTCAGGATTCAAATATGCTTCCAATGCAGCTTTAAGGTCATCATATGATGGCTCTTTAAAGATTATAGCTAGGTCTGGTTGTTCTTTAGCAACGCGTTCCGCAACATTACGGTCTTCCGTCATAGCCGTCACATTAGGCTTAACACGGATCGATGTTTTAGGGTATTGGCCTGGCCCATCTGCGGGAGTAAACTCTACTACAATATCTCTACCTCCGGTTGGGTCGGTAATATCACCATAATCTGGATCTGTAATAAATCCTAATAATTCTTGGTAAACTGTTTTACCAAATCCCCACATTTTTACACCTTCAGACTCTTTACCACGAACGATGACAGGGACATAAGTTCTCATTTTCGGTTCCATTTGTTTACCTAACTTCCATTCATCGGAATTACCAGATGCTTTAAGTTTTTCACAAAATTCTACCACCGGATCTGCTTTACCATTAGTAATCGGAGATAAGTAATTTTTCTTACCTAAGTTGTAATGAAAATAAAGTTCTTGGAATGGATTGTCTCTATCATGTTGATAAGGTACAATTCTTACTACTTGTTTACCAGGTTCTGGTTTCCATAGATTGTCTCGGCGTGCGCCTGTCGTTTGTAATTGATTAAGCTTTGCCTTAATCGCGTCTAAATTAATTGCCATTTTTTTCCTTTTTAATTATTAATGGTTATTTATTATTACTTAATATAAGAAACTTATTTCGTACTACCAAATGATTTCTGAAAAAAGTTTTATTTATTTGTTATTTGTTATTTGTTAAGCTATCGTCCATTGTGTTGAACCATCTACTATATTAATGGTGGATACACGCCATGGAATGCCTATATCCTTTAAATATCTATTTGCCGTCTCTACTTTTTTTGTCTGTAAGAATATATCAATAAGTGATTTTGGAAATCCAAACCATATATGATAATTTTCTGTTATTTGATTTGCGGTGATAATCTCACCGCCACCAAATGGTGTTTGATTAACTGTATATACACCTACCATAACTTTCTTTTATTTAATATAATGAATATTGTTCAATTATCCTAATTATTCTGACTCTATACCTTCCTTTTCCATGTACTCGCCAATAGCATCATTAATTTCATCATATGCATCAATATTTTCATCTTCCATATTTTCTCCAGCTGCATCATACACAGAAGTAAATACTGCGCCATCTGGTAAAAATTCTTGAGTCGCTGTCCAGTTAAAACCATCATAGATGCCTTTATATTCAATTTCTCCAAACATTCCAATGCCTTCATCATCTTCTTCTCTCATATCGTCATGATCAGAAACCATAATTTCGGCTTCTTCTTTAATAAGTTTTGCATCATTAGATGATACTCGACCTTTAAATAGTCTTGCATACTGTTCTTTTAATAAATTCTTTTTCATAATTGTCCAATTTAATATAAATATGCGTTATAAATCAATTCTTTTATATAAATCCAAATGAATATGACGCACATCATTTCCATCGTTTAACATTAACGAATTTTCATATGCCGACCAATTGATAATAAACTTTTTATCTAATACACCGTTATTTACTTTCTTAATAATTGCATTTAAAGCATTTACCGTGTACAATGTATTTGTTTCTTTTTTCCTATGTATCATTATAGTATTAGGCGTTTTGCCATAATCATCTGGTTCTACATTATATGTTACATATAAATCTGATTTATTATCGGCATCTGAAAATACAAATACTCTTTTTTCTGATATTGTATATGACTTTGCTACATAATCAATAATCAACTCTAAATCCTTCCTGTGCGCAAATGTGCATAACAATTGTGTTTTCAATATATCCTTTATCCTAATTTTAGTTTTACACTTGGATTTGTATTATCCCAGAAAAAACTACCTTCTGTTTTTTGAGAACCTAACCGAATTGTGCCGGCTTCTACCACAGAATCAATATCTTCCATTTTAACTAATGCAAATCGTAAATCATTACTTTTTCCTTTCCGGAAATTATGAAATAAAATTTGACTAGTTTTTATTTTATCCATATATGATTCTAAGTTAATTTTCACCATTTGTTTCATTACCTGATTGACATTTTTAAAATCTGATCCGTCATTAAAATATTTTTGTGCTACTTCCATATTTTCAAAAAATATAGCTCCAACACCTTTTTGAATTTTCTGTAAAAAATCTTGCCGATTTGCACCTTTATCTTCGACTAATAATTCATATGCATCTCTAATAGCAATTGATATATTGTTATGATCAGTATCATTAATAAATTCATTATATTCGTCATCAGATATAATTCCTTTAGCAGCTGCGTTATCTAACATGAATCCTAAAAATGTAGATTCAAGTTTACGTTTACCTCGAGACTGCTGACCCAATCGTGCATCTTTACCTTTAACTTCTAATGTACGGCCATCAAATGCTAAATCACCTCCGCCGGTATAATTTGTAACATTTTTAAATAATAATGCTAATGCAATTTCACCGGGGCCAGTTGCATTTCCACCTCTATCTGCACCAGGCTGCATGGTCATCATTTCTAATAACGTTTCTTTAGGTAATCCAGATTGTTCTAACGTTCCTCTACCATCATCAGTTATAACTAAATCTAGAGGCGCTTGAAAATAATTCAACACTTCATTGACATTTGGTAAAGATGCAATCGTATTAAATAATATACGTACTGATTTTTCTCCTAATTGATATGCATCACCTACGATATCCTTTGATGCGAAATATTTTAATAATTTACCTTTAAATGCTGAACGTATAATTACAGCTTGTATATCAGATAAATCTTCTTGATCTAATTGATCTTTCACATCCTTTAAAAGATTCATTATTTCTGGTAATTGTATCATCTCATTAATCATTTCTTTATGAGATTCTTTCCATTCATGTAAAGATTCCATTGGATGTTCTTCAATAGTTTCTAAACTATTAACAAATACTGATCCATTCATTCCATTCTCTACTAGAACTTCGTGTAATACATCCAATTCTTTTTTTGAATAAGGAGCCGTCGTATATCCATTAGGAAGTCGGTAAAACCATTCGCGTATAATGCTTTCTTTGTTCATAAACACTTTCTTTTTAATAAATATTAAACAATTTTAGAAGTCATGTCTGACATGGCATGGTAATTTACACCAGCTTTAATTTTGACCGGGAATTTACCAGCTTTGCTCATTCTCTGACGTAACTTTATTAATAAATCTTTGCCATCTGATATATCATAATCAAATAATAATGAGTCATATGTATATAAAATCAATTCTGTGTTATATTCTGTTAATAATTCGTTTACTTCATTAATGACTGATAAATTATATTCTGTTTCTGATGCTTGTAACATGTAATTGAATAATTTA